AGTTTGATATACTCGTATTTGAGATCAAAAGGCATCAATGCTTCTGTTGTTGATATGGGAGACGATTCTGTTGTCATTATGGAGAGCTCAGATCTATGTGTTTTCCTTGAGGGTTTAGAGGAGTGGTTCTTGAGCATGGGTCTTCATATGAAGGCCGAGGATCCTGTGTATGTCTTAGAGGAGATCGAGTTTTGCCAATGTCATCCTTTGTTTGATGGTGAACATTGGATTATGGTGCGCCGGTTTCCGCGAGCATGGTCTAAGGATTGTGTCTCGCTAGTTCCTTTAACTAGCGAGCGTGCCTTCAAGAGATGGAGTACCGCCGTGGGTTTGGGAGGCTTGTCATGGTTGGGTGGCGTGCCTGTGTACGATTCTTTCTACCGTTCGCTGTTGTTTGACATCAAACCGATGGAGCATCCTACCTTGGTTGGTGACAAATATTGGCGAGCAGGAATGAATAGGAAGGATCGTAAGATCACCCCAGATGTCAGGGCTTCCTTTTATCGAGCCTTTGGCGTGACCCCTGAAGAGCAGATTGCGCTAGAGTCACAAATTAAACCCCCGAGGTGGAGTTCACCTGTTCCCCGTAGGGAATCTTTTGGATTTCACAGTTATTTTAATTTCAACTAATGGCTACTCCTGGTCAAAGAAATAGGCGTAGAAGGCGCCGTGTAAGACAGCGGGCTGTTCGGAGAGGTCTGCGTGTACAACCTCGAAATCTGTCTAAGCAAGTCTCCAACAAGTTTTCCGTTCCACCATTGACTCTAGCACCTCGTACAAATTTCCAACAGGTGGAGAGAGTCGGTGGCGCAGTTATACCTGTTACTAGGAGATTGCGTCGACAGAGGCGCGGTTATACCACATCGAGTCAAATCCCCCCGCTATTGATGGGTTATATTGACCCGTTTAGTCCAGAGGCGGAGGGTCAGCGTTACCCGGATGAGTTTCGTGGGTATTCAGGTTGTTTTACTTGTAAATCAGCATTTCCTCTATCCACATCACACGCAAAGGGAGGTTACACCGACCTGAACATGGTACAG